ACGCCGGCGGCGAGCGCGAGCATCGCGGCCTGATCAGCCACCGGGAAAACGTCGATAAGGTCGATCGGCGGCCGCTGATCGGCCGTCAGGCGTCCATCGGGTCCGAGCGTGGCGACGCCGTTCGGCGTGGCGAGTGTGGCACGGGGGACAAAGCGCTCGAGCACATGGCTGAGCGCCGCCGGGGAGATGATCTTGTCGGCGACCGCCCCCGCCAGTGCCTCGGCAAGTGACGCGAGGAGCGCCACACCCTTGACCGCCTCGGTCGCCGGTGGGTTGAGGAAGTTCGCGTCGCCGAACTGGACGAGCGCGGCTTGGCCGGCGAGTACGCGGATGTCGGCGGCGACCAGGAAGGTGCTGACGCCCGACTTCTCGACGATCGAGTCGAGCTGGCCGTAGACGGCGAACAGCGTGCCATCCTCGAGATAGAGCGCCAAGCCACGAACCGTATAGGCGTCGGGGGAGTCGTCACGCACGGTGAAGTGGAGCGTCGCCGGGTCCGCCGCGATGCCGGATACGCTGGCGACGCGCTTGAACTCGCCCGGCAACGCGAGGAGGGTGGGCGAAACCACGAAGGTCTGGGCGGTGAAGCCCGCCTGCGTGACGCGGACGGCGCGCGTGCCGCCGGTCGCCTGGTCGACCATGGCCGCCCGGCCGGCGTTGGTGAGCTGGCAAACGAGTGCGGTCATGCGGGTCCGCCGTCGATGAAGAGGCCGAGGTCGTCGGTGAGCGGCTCGCCGAGATCGTCCTGGAGGAGGTGCTCCCAGCGCTCGGCGGGAGGTCGGGTGGCGTCGAGGTCGAGCCGGCGGTAGATCGCGGCGCGCGCGGCGGCGACGAGGTGTGCGGCGCTGTCCATCGTCAGCCGCTGGATGAAGTCGAAATGCGCGCGGACCGGCTTGACCTTGGTCACTTCGGTGACGATCGCGAGCGCGAACGCCGCAGTCGCGCGATAGCCGCCGGCGATGCCCTCGGCGTCGACGAGCTCGAGCGTGACCTGGAAGGTGTAGGGGTCGCGCCGGGGCGTCGCCTCCCACCACTCAACCAGCGTCAGCAGCGCGTCGAAGCGTGCGAGCACCGCCTCGACGGTCGCACGCGTGCCCTTGCGGCGCTGGTCGGCGATCGCGTCGGCGACCGCGTCCCGCTTCTGCAACTCGCCCCAGGCGGGCGACCAGTTGTCGACCGACAGGGCCCAGGCGAGCCAGGGCAGGAGGTGGATGGGGCAGGTCGCCGGGTTCCAGAGCGCGCCTAGGTCGATCGGAACGTCGCCGACGCGCGCAAGCGCCGCGTCCAGCCCACGCTCGAGCGGAGTCGAGCCGGGCGGGAGGAGGTCAGTCGCCATAGCCGGCCACCGAGACGTTGACGCCGGCGCAGAAGGTGGCGCGGGTGCGATCGATGATGATGTCGGCGGCGGGCTCGATCAGCTCGACGCGCTGGACGCCTTCGACGTGAAGTTGGGCGTAGAGCGCCGAAAGTGTGATGTCGCGACCGAGGCGGCGCGCGGCCGCGAGGTAGGCCGCGAGCTTCGCCTGCGCGGCGCTGACGATGACCGTCTCGTCTGGGCCGGAGAACAGGAAGAGCCGTGCGACGACGGTGAACGGCACGATCACGGCCGAGGCGACCGTCACCTGGTCGGTCAGCGGGCGGATGGGTGCGCCGTTCACGACTTCCTCGACCGCCGCGAGCTGCGACGGCGTGGCGACGCCGTCACCCAGCGCGGATAGGAGCGTCACGCGGACCTGGCCGGGCGCGGGGCTGGTGGCGGTCGCGTCGGCGATCGTCGGGTCGGCCGAGAGAGCGTGGAAGACATAGGCCGATTCGGGACCGGCCACCGAGAAGCTCTCGGGCGCGAGGACGATACGCCGGCGCAGCGCGTCGTCGGTCTCGTAGATCGCGGGCAAGCCGCGTGCCGGGTCGGCCGCAGTGATGAGCAGGCGGGCGACGCCGACGATCGCGCCCAGCTGGTCGAGGTTCGCGCCGGTCGCGTAGGCGGTCATGACCTGGAGCGCGCGGTCGTTGAAGCGCTGGCGGATGATCAGCTCGCGGTAGGCGACCACCTGGAGCAGCTTCACGACGGGATCGGACTCGACCGTCGCGTCGAAGCTGGGGAGGCGGTCGGTCAGGCCGGCGAGGATCTCCGCGTAGATCTGCTCGAACGACAGCGCCTCGACCACCGTCGGCGCCGGCAGGCGCGACAGATCTAGCGCAGTGGAGCTGGTCGCGACTTCGGGCACCGCGCCATGTCGTCGCGCAGGCCCCGCCCGCGCCACGCCGGGCTGTTGTATCGCGCGCCGTTACAAGAGCGGATCAGGAACCAATCGCGTCGGCGACTTTGTCGAGCACGCGCTCGCGGTCCTCGGTCGTCATGCCCAGCACCGGGCGGGCAGGGTAGGCAACCTCCGGCGCGCCCGGCTCGGTGCTCACGCGGTCGCGGAGACCGCGGTGGTGGACGTTCATGATGCGCCCCATCGGACCGAAATAGCCAATCTCGGCCGTGTCGGCCGTAGCGCGCTTACGCAAGTAGGCGGCCGCCGCCGCGCGTCTGAACATGCGACCCTTCTTCGTGCTCGTTTCGGCCGCGCCACGCAGGCCACCAGTCGGTTGGGGCTTGCGGGGCGTCATTGCCGCCCCGTCCGGCGTCACGTTGGCGCGCACGCGGCGCGCATTCGCGGTGCGCAGGTCGGTCGCGATCGCGCCGGCTAGGCGCTTCCGCGGCCCGGGCTCCAGCGAGGATGCGACGCCGTCAAGCGCGGCCCGGAGCGGATCGAGCGGGTCGGTCACGGTGCGCGCGGGAGCAGCACGTCGCCGCCGAGCCAGAGCTCGCCGAGCGGCACGTCAATGAGCGCGCCGGGGAGGAGCGGATCGTCGGGCGACGGCTCGGGCAGGTGCTCGACGTCCCAGCCGCTGCCGTCGGGTCGCGCGGTGACGCGGACCGCCTCGGTCAGCTCGAAGGTTACGGCGATGTCCCAGGCACCGGCATCGAGGATGTCGGCCGCGAACTGGACGGCATCATCCTCTTGGGCGAAGCGGAGGAACAGGTCGGGCTGGTGCTCGCGCAGCCAGAGCACGAGCGGCACCATGATCGCATCGGGGCCGCGCGTGAAATCCTCGACCAGCAGCCGTAAGGTGTAGCGGTACTCGAAGCCGAGCGCGCGGGTCCGCCTGGATACGAGGCGGCCCTTGTCGACCCAGATCTTGAGCTTGTCCGGATCGGTCGCGAAGCCGGGATTGGCCGCGACAAGGGCCGCGCGCAGCTGGGCTGGCTTCTCCACCTCAGGACCCGGCGGCGACGCCGAACCGGTTCATCGCGGCCTCCGCATCCGCGATGGCCGTCGCGCGCTCGGCGATCGAGGTCGCGGCTTGCGCGAGGGCCAGGTACCGGTCGACCTCGGCGCCGATCGCGCGAACGCGCGCGGCATGCTCGGGGGGCATGAAGGGCAGGAATATCTCCAGTACCGTCTTCGCGCGAGCGTAACGGCCAACGATCTCCTCGAGCGTCACCCGGGCGGCGACGGCGATCTCGCCGGCCGAGGTCGGGCGCGGCGCGGCGCACCCGGAGGTGAGGGACGCCAGCGCCGCTACCCCGGCCAGGACCGAGAGGCGCAGGCGGTTCATGAGCGGGGCACCCAGCCGGCCGACACGCGCGCGGACCGCCGACCAGGCGAGCGCGATCGCGACCAGCGCGACGCCGATGATCTCCTCGGCGAGAGGCGGGATCAGATGGTCGACGGTACCCGCGTCGACGAAGCCATGGGCCGCCAGGGTCGCACCAAGGCCGGTAAGGAGGTGGCGGATCAGCGCCGCGGCGAGGGCGCGCGCGATCGTCGCGCCGGTGGTCGACAGGCTCATGCGGGCAATTCCTGAAGGCACAGCGCGCGCTCGGCTCGGCGCCGGTTGGTGAGACCGGCGACCACGCGGCCGCCTGCCTTGTTCCACATCAGCATGGCATCGCACGCGTCCCGCCAGTTGCCGGCGTTGAAGCGGCGCGCGACCGTCGAGCGGCAATAACCGCCCGTGCCAATGTTGTAGGCCAGGCTGACGGCGGCCGCGAGCTGGCGGTCATGGCCGCGCAACGTCGGAGTGCAGGCCAGGACGAACTTCGCGTGCGCAGTCAGCTGCTTGTCGAGCCGCAACTCGCAGCCCTCGGCCGTCTCGATCATGCCGGGCCGAACGTCGTAGGTGTCGCCGTCGCACACGGTCCAGACGCCTACGATATCCTTATAGGCGCGCAGGTGCTGCTTACCTCCACTTTCCCAACCGGAAACGAACGGGGTCAGCAGGGCGGCGCAGGCGAGTCCCACGCAGGCGGCGAGCGCGCCGCCCACCTTAGGCGTGGCGATCGGGCGCGGCTTAGCGGCTACGGTCATAGTCGATCTCCGGGTGGTTCGGGACGGGTGTGGGCGGGGCGGTCACGAGATCGATCAAGACCAGCCATGCTTCCGGAACCTCGCCAGTCGCGCGGAACGCGGCGAGGAGCACGAGACGGGCCTGCTCGGCGTTCACGGGCCACCATTGAAGCCGGATGGGAGCGGCTTCAGACCTTCGGCAGCGCGGACGCGCTCCTTCACTCGATTGACTTCGGTCTCGAGCGCGTCCGCGCGAGCATCTTGGCGGGCGTCGGTCGCCTGACCCTCGGCTAGCTGCTTCGCGGCTGCGCCCCAGGAAGCTTGGAGATCGCCGATCGACTTCTGCGCCTGGTCGACGTTCGCCGACATGCGGGTGACGGTGGTGTTGAGCCCGGTCAGGCTGTTCCCCACCCAGAGCACGAGCGCGATGACGACTGCCACGATGATCGCAGCCGCATGCTTCGCGATGCCACGATCCTCCGGCGGGGCCGGCGGCGGCCGCATGGCGGTCATAGCGGTGAGGATATCGCTGAGCGACGGGGGCGGGGGCGTGGACATCGTCTCAATCCCAGAGCTGGACGATCTGCAGCTCGGCCGCGGTGGCGGGCAGCTCGGGGATCGTGACGGGGGTGTGCTCGGGCAGCGCGATCGCGATCTCGCCCAGGCCCGGGTTGGCGACGAGCACGCGCTCGACCGCACCTGATCCTTGGCCGGTCGCACGCCAGACCAGCGCGTCTACGTTCTCGTCCTGGAGCGCGCGGACGATCATAGCAGGCTCACCCGAGAGCGGCGGCGGCCTGTAAGGTCACGCACGGCGACGATCGCGTTGCGGCGATGCTCGTCGGCCGAGGTCGCGCGATCCTCCGCCCGATCGCGGCCTGCGTCCGTTGCGCTGATCGAGCCGTGTGTCTCCGCGAGATCGGCCGCGGCGGATGCGTAGACGGCTCGACGCCAGAGCAGCACCGCGCGCTTCTCGCCGTCGATCGACGGGCCGGTGACCTCGTCGAGCTTGGTCGCGCCGAGCAGCAGCTGCGCGGCGCGCCACATCCGGACGGTCGGGTCGGCGTCGACCGAAATGAAGCCGTGTAGCAGCGCCTCGCGCGCGCGCGCTGGGGTCACCAGCTCGCCCACGCGCGTGGCGGCGCGGAACGCAGCGATCGACAGGTCGGGCCACCAGCCGTCGCCCACGATCGCGTCGGCGACGGCGGGCGCCGTGGCGGACGGCGGGGCGGCAAGGAAGCTGCTCAAGGAACGGGTCCTGTCTTTTCGGGGGGTGAGGAGAGCGACGGGGCGGTTGAAGGCCGAAGCCGGCCGACCCGGTACTTTCCGCCCCCCGAGCGCCGCGGGGCGAGGTCGGTCGGGTCAGCCGCGCGCGGCGCGCGGCGTGCCCGGAATGAGATGATCGTGATGGCGCATCCGCGCCGGCGAGCAGCCGAGCGAGAGTGCCCACAGGCCGAAGCCGAGACCGAAGACGATCAGGGCGACGGCGATCGTGAAAACGTCCATGTCAGCTCTCCGTGGAAGCGGGCGGGGCGGGCGGAGCGGCGTCAACCGGCGGACGCGTCGCGCGCTCGAGTTGCTCGATGCGCTTCTTCACGCCGACGGTGTCGTCGAGCTCGACCGCGCGCCGGAGGTGACCGAGCGCACGCTCCTGCGCGCCGCGCTTCTGGCCGGCCGGGCCGTCCGCGGCGGGATCGATCGTCTCGGCGAGGCCGATGAACGCGATACCGATCGCCTTCTCGAGCTTGGCGCGCACCTGGTCGAAGATGTCGTGCGGCTCGACCAGGTCCTCGACCTCGAGCAGCAGCTGGTGATCGAAGGGGCGGTCCTGCCCGAACGACTTGAGCGCGGCATCCGCTATCTCTTCTGCGATAAGCGTGGGGGCGGTCCGGTCGAAGCGTTCGGGCAGGGTCAGATTGTGCCGGAGCACATGACGGGCCAGCGGCATCGCGCCGGCATAGTCGCCGGTGTCGATGCGCCAGATCATGACGTGGGTGAGGATATCGTCCTCGGCGCCGACATCGGCGTCGAGCACGCCGGCGACCCAGGGCTCGTAGCCGGGAAGGAGCTCGCGCTTCAGCTCGATCTTGCGCTCGATCGACTGCAGCTCCTTCAGCCGGCGAAGGTCGACGCCGAGCCGGGCGCGCTGAAGCTCGTATTCCGTCGCCGCCGCGCCCGCGCGCTTCGTCGCAGGCTCAGCCGCCTGGGTGGCGGCGAGCTGGCCGAGCATGCGTTCACGGTGGCGACGGGCGAGGCTCATCTCAGGCGGGCTTCCGGCCCATGCGGATGTTCTTCACCAGCGCGGTGCGGCCGTACTCCTCGACCACATAGGCCTCGTTCACCGACTCGTAGTTGGCGACCTGGTCCCACTCAGGCTCTTCGCGGAGCACGCGGCGGCGGGTCTCGTTCTGAACGTAAATCGCCAAGTTATCGAGCGAGGTGATCAACATCGCGTCCTTGGGAAAGGACGGGACCATGACCGCGCGCTTGCCGCCGACCTGCTTGGGCAGCGTCAGGATGCGATCACGCGCCTCCATCTCCGTCGCCTTGTCGCCGGCGGCGTTGATGACGTTCAGGTACTTTTCGTGCACCAGATCGCGGCCGACGATGACGACCAAGTCCGTGTCGTCGCGGTGCCACTCGTCCATGAGCTCGATCGCGTCGAAGGCGAGCGCGTCGATGTTGGCGTAGTCGACCTCGACGCCGACCTCGCCGTCGCCGACATAGATCGCCTTGGTCGCGGCCTGCGCGCCGGTGGTCAGCTCGCCGTCATCGAGGACGCGCTCGGGCGCGTGGGTCTCGATCTTGTAGAGCCAGCCCTTGTTGACGTCCTGGAGCAGCGGGTTGGCGGCCAGGTCGGTCTGGGCGGCGACGGAGCGGCCATTCCAGCCAATCATGATCCGGTCGCGGCCCTGCTGCTTCAGGATCACGTCGCGGATGAGCTGCTGGAACTGCGGCTTGTGCGACCAGGCGTCGAGCTTGGCGTACTTCAGCGCGTGATCGAAATTCGTCTTCTCGCAGCGATAGCGGCCCAGGTCCGACGTGTCGGTCGGGTCGGTCGGCCGGCGCGGGTTGATGTTGGTGTTGGTGCGGCCGGCGAGCGGCCGGGTGATGCCGAGCCCGACCTTGTCGCCCTCCTGCTGGTCGACCGGCACGAACGCGATCTGCTGGAGGAACTCGCTGCCCGAGAAGATGATCTCCTCGAGCCGCTGCTCGACGACGGGCGCGACCGAGAAGCCCTTTGCGGCGTCCTCCGCGGCGATGCCGCTCAGCAGGGCGACCTGCGAGACATAGGCGTTGAATAGGACGCGGGTGGCGTTGCGCATCGGTCGGGGTCCTCGGGTCGAAGGCGGGAAGGGCGGAGAGGGCGTTCGGGGCGGCCGGACGTCAGCAGTCGGTGGCGAAGGACTGGCCGTCGCCGCCCGTCGCGGCGCGACGCTGGGGCTGGCCGCGCTCGGGCGTGGTCTCGATCGACGCCTTGACCGTCGTGATCTCGGCGCGGACGCTCGAGAGCTCGGTCGTCAGCTTCGTCTCGAGGGCGGCAAAGCCCTTGGTCATCTCGCCGACGCCGGCGACCATCGCGGCGAACTTCGCCTCGTTATCGTTCGCGGGAGCGGGGGTGACCGGCTGGAGGGGCGGCGTGGGTGCGACAACCGGCGGAACGGCGTCGGCATCCTTGCTAAGCAGCTTGTTGAAAAATGCGGCGCCAGCGGCGAAGAAGCCCTGCGCCTCGGTCGGCGGTGCCTGTTCGCCGTCCGCGAGCGCGAACGCGGTCTCCATGCCGATCGAAAAAACGTTGCCCTCCTGCTGCGGGCGCGGAAGTTGGGGCAGCGGGTTCTTGGCGGCGAAGCTGAGCACGTCGGTGCCGAGCGAGGCCGGGCTGTCGGTCGCGGCCAGGCCGACCAAATAGGCCTTCCCCGTGTTCGCGAAATTGGGCTGGACCTCGATGGAGGTGTAGATCTTCTGCTTGTCGCGGTTCATCGCGACCAGCTCGTCCGTCGCCTCGATTTCGGCGTAGAGCGCGAGCTTCTTCTCGGTCTTGCCGCCCAGCTCGAGGTCGATCTCCTGGCTGGAGACCGAGAGCACGTCGCCATAGGCCTTGAACGGCGCGGTGTTGGTGATCCCGCGGATATGCTCCATGTTGACGCGGGCGCCGTAGGTCGTGCGGTTGTAGGTCGCGACGATGTCCTGGATCCAGCTACGCTCGATCTTGCGGCCGTCAACGGTGTCGCCCTCAACGGCGACGCGAAAAGACTTGGTCTTGGGCATGGCGGGCTCGCGCGCTCCTGGATCGGGGTGCGCGGCCGGCCAGGGGAGCAACCGACCGCGCTAGACCCTCACAAGGCGCTGGTGAGCCGCGTTTCCGCAACGCGGGGCTGTTGTATCGCGGCGCGTTACAAGACCGGCTCGGGAACCAATCGCGTCGGCCTCGCTAGCGTCGCCGCCGATGATCACGGCGATCCCCTTCGATGCCCGCAGAAAAGCGAAGCACCTTTATTGGGCGGGGTACGACTGCGAGCAGGTCGCCGAGGTTCTGGAGCTGAACGCCAATACCATCCGGTCGTGGAAGGGCCGGGACGGTTGGGACACGACCGCACCGCTCGACCGAGTCGACCAGGCGCTGGAGGCGAGGCTGCAGCTGCTGATCTGGAAGGATCACCATAGCGGCCACGACCTGAAGACCATGGACGCGCTCGGCCGGCTGCTCGAGCGCCAGGCGCGCGTGCGCCGTCACGCCGCGCCCGACGGTCACGCAGGCGATCTCAACCCGGCGATCGCCAACCGCAACGCCGGCGAGAAGAAGCAGAAGCGCAAGAACCACCTGACGGCCGACCACCAGGCCGAGCTGATCGCCGCGTTCGAGGAAGGCCTGTTCGAGTATCAGGTCGGCTGGCGCGCGGCGAAGAACGAGCTGCTCGGGTCGACCACGCTTAAGACGCGGTTCATCCTCAAATCGCGCCAGATCGGCGCAACTTTCTACTTCGCTCGTGAGGCGTTCATCCGGGCGCTGGAGACGGGCAACAACCAGATCTTCATCTCGGCAAGCCGCGCCCAGGCGAACATCTTCCGCCAGTACATCGTCGCGTTCGTCAACCAGGTGACGGGCGTGAAGTTGGAGGGAGACCCGATCGCGCTCGACCTAGACGGCGTCAGCGGGCCGGAGGGCGAGCCACCAAAGCTCTATTTCCTCGGCACCAACTACCGCACGGCGCAGGGCTATCACGGCGACGTCTATGTAGACGAGTGCTTCTGGATCCACGGCTTCGAGCAGATCAACAAAGTCGCCTCAGCGATGGCGTCTCAGAAGCGGTACCGGAAGACCTACTTCTCGACGCCATCGACGCTCGCGCACGAGGCGCACGCCATGTGGTCGGGCGAGCGGTTCAACCGCAACCGCGCCAAGGAGCAGCGCGTCGCGATCGACACCAGCCACGGCGCGCTGCGCGAGGGAAGGTTGGGCGGCGACGGCGTCTGGCGGCAGATCGTCACGCTGCTCGACGCGGAGGCGAAGGGGTGCGACCTCTTCGATCGCGCCGAGCTCGAGTTGGACTACTCGCCCGACGAGTTCGCGAACCTCTTCATGTGCCAGTTCGTCGACGACAGCCAGTCGATGTTCCCCTTCGCGCTCATGCGCAGGTGCATGATCGACAGCTGGGACGCCTGGGCGGCCGATTACGACCCCTATGCGCTCCGGCCGTACCGGGACGGCGAGGTCTGGGTCGGATACGATCCGCAGGAGAGCGCTAACGGCGATGACGCGGCGCTCGTGGTGATTGCCGCGCCAAAGACCGCTACGGGCAAGTTCCGCGTGATCGAGAAGCGTCGACTAAAGGGGCTCGACTTCCAGGGCCAGGCGGACGCGATCCTGGAGCTGCTCGACAAGTACAACGTCACCTTCATCGGCATCGACACGACCGGGGTGGGCAACGGCGTCCACCAGCTCGTCGCCGCCAAGTGGCCGCGTGCGACCGCATTCCGTTATTCGGTCGAGCTGAAGACGCAGATGGTCCTGAAGGCAAAGAACGTCATCGGCGCTGGCCGCCTCGAGTTCGACGCCGGCGCGACCGACATCGCCGCATCCTTCATGGCGATCCGTGCGCAGCTCACCGGCTCGCAGCGCCAGGTCACCTACGTCGCGAGCCGCGCGGGCGATACCGGCCATGCCGATCTTGCCTGGGCGATAATGCACGCCCTCTACAACGAACCCCTCGACCCGACGGTCGGGGGCACCCGCAAGTCACGAATGAGGATCTCCGGACATGGACGAGACGAGCACGCCGGCGACGGTGGAGGGCGCGAGCGCGCCGATCGGCGCGACGTCGGGCGCCGCGGGCGCGACGGGCAGCAGCGTCGCCGTATCGCGGCCGAGCGCGTTCCGATTCGGCGATCCGGAGCCCGTGCTCGACCGGCGCGACTTCATGATGCATTTGGAGTGCGCCTGGACGGGACGCTGGTACGAGCCGCCCATGCCGCCGCTTTCGCTCGCGCGGACCTACAACATGAGCGCGCATCACAAGTCGGCGATCATCTACAAGCGCAACCAGGTGCTGCGCTTCTTTCGGCCGTCGCGCTGGCTAAGCCGGGCCGAGTTCGAGAAAATCGTCCACGACTTCCTGCTGATCGGCGACTGTTACGCCGAGCGGCGTGACAATCTGGCCGGGCGGCCGCTCGCGGTCGTGCACTCAAAGGCCGCTTACACGCGTGCCGGGCGCGATGATCAGTATTGGTGGGTGCCGGGCGCGACGCAGGAGCTCGCCTTCCGCCCCGGCTATGTCCATCACATCCGTGAGTATGATCCCGCCCAGGACATTTACGGCCAGCCCGAATGGCTTTCGGCGCTTCAGTCGGGGCTGCTGAACGAAGCGGCCACGATCTTTCGCCGGCGCTATTACATCAACGGCTCGCACGCCGGGTACATCCTCTACATCAACGACGCGAAATTCGACGCAGCCGATAGCGACGAGCTGGAAGCGGCCGTCGAGAAGTCCAAGGGGCCGGGAAACTTCCGGAACGTGTACCTGCATATCCCGGGCGGGCACGAGAAGGGCGTCCAGGTGATCCCGGTCGGCGAGGCCGCGGCGAAGGACGAGTTCGTCAACATCAAGGGCGCGACCATGGAGGACGTCCTGGCCGCGCACCGGGTGCCGCCGCTCCTAATCGGCGTGGTCGCCAAGGTGGCGGGCGGCTTCGGTAAGCCGACCGAGGCGGCCGACGTGTTCCACTGGTCGGAGATCGAGCCGCTCCAGCAGCGGTTCTTGTCGATCAATGATTGGCTGGGGCTCGATGCGGTCGCGTTCGATCCCTACCAGCCGATGGCCGGGCGGGTTCCCGCCGCGGCGTAAGCCTCGGTCCGGCAAACGGCCGTCTGGCGGCCACTCGCTTTGCTGTCCGGCAAACCCGCTTGACCACGGGAAAGCGGACGGCATGGTTGCCGGATGAGAAAGCGGACAGTCGGAGGGCAGGTGTGGCGCTAATCGGCTATGCCCGCGTCTCGACCTCGGAGCAGGACCTGGCGCTCCAGCGAGACGCGCTGACGGGAGCCGGATGCGGCATGATCTTCGAAGACCAGGCGTCCGGCGCGCGCGCCGATCGGCCGGGCCTGGTCCAGCTCCTCGCCTATCTGCGCGCCGGCGACATCCTGGTCGTCTGGAAGTTAGACCGGCTCGGCCGATCGCTCGCTCACCTGATCGAGACGGTGGAGGACCTGCGCGGCCGCGAGGTCGGCTTCCGTTCGGTTACCGAAGGGATCGACACAACCACCCCGGGCGGGCTGCTCGTGTTCCACATTTTCGGAGCGCTCGCCCAGTTCGAGCGCGACCTGATCCGTGAGCGCACCGGCGCCGGGCTGCGCGCGGCCGAGGCGCGTGGCCGCAAGGGGGGACGCAAGCCCGTGGTCACTCCCGATAAGCTCGCCCGCGCACGGGCCCACTTGGCGGCCGGGCTGACGACGCGCGAAGCGGCCGCACGGGTGAAGGTCGGAAAGACGACGCTTTACGAAGCGCTCGCTGCGGCCGAGGCGGCCGACTAGCGCCGCTGTTGTAACCCGGCATGGTACAAGCTGAGCGGCTTGCCGGCGCGAGCTGCGGGCTGGAGCGGGGTCGGGCGGGCTGTAACCCGCACCGACGACGAGACGAAGCCTCGCCATGACCTAGCTGGCCGACCAGGCCACCCCGCACCCGCGCAACGGGCGGGGCTAGTAGAGGCATGCTTCAATGAACCCGTCAACTTCGCTCACCGTAAAGCCCGTTTCCCCGGCCGCCCCCTACATCGGCGGCAAGCGCAACCTCGCTCCCAAGCTCGTGCCGATCATCGACCGTATCGACGCCGACGGCTATGCCGAGCCCTTCGTCGGCATGGGCGGCATCTTTCTTCGCCGGCGCCGGCGCGCGCGCGTCGAAGTGATCAATGACTATTCCGGCGACGTCGCCACCTTCTTCCGCGTACTCCAGGAGCACTACGAGTATCTGGTCGATACGCTTCGGTTTCGGGTTTCGAGCCGCGCCGAGTTCGCCCGGCTGATCGCGACGCGGCCTGAGCACCTGACCGACCTGCGCCGCGCCGCACGCTTCCTCTACCTCCAGCGCTTGGCGTTCGGCGGCAAGGTCGACGGCCGCAACTTCGGCGTGTCTTCGACCACGCCGTCGCGGTTCAACGTCGCTAAGATCGAGCCGATGCTCGCGGACATCCACGAGCGTCTCGCGGACGTGACGATTGAGCAGCTCGACTTCGGCGACTTCATCCGCCGCTACGATCGAGCGGGCATGCTGTTCTACCTCGACCCGCCCTACTTCGGCTCCGAAGACGACTATGGGAAGGAGGCGTTCAGCCGCGCCGACTTCGATCGCCTGGCCGCGCAGCTCGCCAGCATCAAGGGCCGCTTCATACTCTCGATCAACGACACGCCGACCGTGCGCCATATCTTCGCGGCGTTCCGCTGGACGGAGGTGCGGACCATCTACACCCTCGCGCGCAAAGCCGCGAACGACGTCGGCGAGCTCGTCATCTCCAACTTCGAGCTGCCCGCCTGACCAGCGCGGGTCGCCGCCCCGACCCGGGCGGCGGCCCCGCACCCCCGACCGGAGCGCGGCGCTTGCCCCCGCGCCTCGCCCACCGGCTTTTTATATCGCATTCGATGCAGACAGGGCGGCTATGCCGCGGGGCATAGCCGCCGGGCAGCGTGGTTCCCGAGCCACGGCGTAATCGCGGCCGAATGCGATTCGATGCAGCCTCATGGACGAGTTCGTTATCCCTCGGCCAACTTCTTCTCGCGGCCGTGGCGACGTCGCCACGCCCAAATATCATCCTGACCCGGCGGGTGAGGATCCGGCGGCGGATCGATGTCGACGGGACGTAGGCCGATCAGCCACTTGGGCATGTGAACCTCCGGCCGATCCTTCAGCAGGAGAAATGTGTGATCGGATCGGATGCTGGCAATGAACGATCCATCGCCGCGGCAGCGCGATATTTTGCATTTCGCGTTCGCACCGATGAGGGAAAAGCCGCGGCCCCGCACGACGGCAACCGCGACCAGGTCGACGTCGAAGATTGTGCGGCAGGTCATGCAGGCGAATCGTACGATCACGCCGGCGTCGATCATCGCCGTCACGTTCGCGGCCCATACTGGCCATATCCGATCCTGCCCATGGCGCCGCATTCAGAGAACATAGGCGGAACGGCTGGCTGTAGGAAAGTGCGGTGAGGCAATTGTTCGAGTTCTGACGTCGCCAGGGATATGGCACAGATCGTGCGCTCCCCCCTCAGGTAGCATCCCGGCGGCGCAAGCCGACGGTCCCGGCCACAACGAAGGAGGCGGTCGGGTGGGTGTAGAGGCGATCGTCGCCCGAAGAGCCATCAAACTAGCGCGACGCGTAGCGTCTCCTTCTCATCTTAAACTCCTGATCGGGTATACTGACCCTATCGGGTACTCGCGTGTTCGAGACTAGAACCGAGGGAGGCAAGGGCGCGCGAAAGCGGCGACGGGGCGGCCGGGGCGGCCGGGGCGGCCGGGGCGGCCGGGGCGGCCGGGGCGGCCGGGGCGGCCTTGCGACGGGCTCGCTTGGCCTGCAAATCCCGGAAGCGCTGCAGGACCCCGCGAGGCAGCTTCCCGAGCGGGAAGAGGTAGGCGTTGGTCGCCTGCTCCCGCTGGGGCACGCCGAACTCGGCCGGGCCGTCTGTCCGGCGGCTGCGCCTGACCCACGCCAGGAACTTGTGCGCCCGCAGCTTGGCGAGCGCGCTCACCACCATCTTGCGCGTGTAGCCGGTCAGGCCTTCCAGGGTCAGCAGCGCTGGATCCAGCTGGCCGGTCCCGAAGCGCAGGTGCTTGCGCAGCATCAGCTCGAGCAGCTCGATCGCAACGGCACCGAGCGGTCGGCGCTCGCCTGGCTTCTTATGGACGCGGTCGTACTCGCGGGCGAGCTGGACGTAGTCGTCGATCCAGCCAAGGCCGCCCGACTTGCTGCCGTCGGCAATCGGCCGGAACACGCGCGCACGCGCATCATCGACATCGTAGCTGTCGCGGCGGACCTTGCGGTCGGTGCCTCGGGGCTTGCCTCGCAGCGAGGCAGCCGTGCTCTTGATGAGCTGCGACGTGGCGCGCGCGGTCATGCGAGTCGACCGGGCTGGGGTGAATGAAAAGATGGGGCGGCAACAGCCGCCTGCGCCGAGCAGGTAAGCAACATCGGTCGGCTCCCGAGGGAAGTCGATTGGACGCACGAAACCGCCACCGAAATCGGATAAGATCGGCGTGCGGCGTGCAGGGTGAGAGCTCGCGTCGTCGCGAGAGGGAGGGTGGGAGCGGCTCGGCCGAGCTAGCTGTCCGGCCAAGGTTGACTGGCGCGGCTGACCGTTCTCACCCTTTTTGGGGCGAGCTACGGCGGCCCCCGTGGACGGTGGCTTTTCGGGCGGCTAAGGGCGCGGCCCAGGGTCAAGTGACGAAGGATCGTCTCCGGCGTTTATGCTGGCAGCGTTCCTCCGCTACCACTCGCGACGCGGGCAACCCATATGGGTTTTGTTCGCAAGGGGCCGCCATCTCATGACCGTTCATACCACCCGCATGCTCATCCTGGGGTCGGGACCCGCCGGGCTGTCCGCCGCCATCTACGGCGCACGCGCGGGAATGGCGCCGATCGTCGTTCAGGGCATCCAGCCTGGCGGCCAGCTGACCACGACCACCGATGTCGAGAATTATCCCGGCTTTGCCGACGTGATCCAGGGCCCGTGGCTGATGGAGCAGATGCAGGCCCAGGCCGAGCATGTCGGCACGCGGATGATGTGGGACATGATCACGGAGGTGGACCTGACGCGGCGCCCGTTCCGGCTGACCGGCG